CCCGCACAGTGCGCGGTGGACGTTCCCGGTGGACTACGAGTGGGCAGACCTGATCGACGATCAGGACAAGGTGCGGATGCTCATCAATCCTCAGTCACCCTATGCGGTGAATGGGGCCTATGCGATGGGCCGAGCCATTGACGACGAGATCCTGGGTGCCTTCTTCGGAACGTCCAAGACTGGCGAGAATGGTTCAACCGACGAGGCGTATGATACCGCCGCCGTCACCGATCCAGGCGGCTCCACTACTGCGCTTACCATCGGGCAGTTGATGGCAGCCAAAACGCAGCTCATGGAGAACGAGGTCGATCTCGATAACGACACGATCTACATGGCAATCACCGCTGCCCAGCATGAAGACCTGCTGGGCATGGACGAGATCGCGAGTGGCGACTACAACAGCCAAAAGGTGTTGGTTGACGGCAGCGTCAAGGCGTTTCTCGGGATCAACTTCATCCAGACCGAGCGGATTGTTGGTGCGGGTGATGACCCCACGCTCTGCCCGATGTGGGCGAAGTCGGGGATGCACCTTACGGTGTGGAACGACATTACCACCAAGATCAGCGAGCGCGAGGACAAGTCCTACGCCACGCAGGTCTACGTCAAGAGTACGATTGGCGCTACCCGTCTGGAGAAGGGCAAGGTTGTGAAGGTGTCCTGCCAGATTTAGTAAGACAAATTGATGTGAGGGGGCCGGTGCGGAGTCGTGCCCGCCCCCAACCATCGAACGCAAGGAAACAAAAAACATGGCTACGAATTACTTTTCAGACCTGTACGCAGGACTCGCAACTCCCAGCACCCTCGATGCGCAGAAGCGTGCATCGGCGGGATTGGGTCACGGGCGACTGCGCTATTCGGTAGTGCGTTTTGATCCCGATGAAGCTGTGACAATTGACTCCAACTTGAGGCTCAAGCAGTTCAAGAGTGGGGACAGGATTAACTCAATCCTTATTTCGTCCCCGGACTCCGGTACAGGGGGCCTTCTTGATGTCGGTATTCACAAGTCAGGTGCAAACCATGACGGAGCGGTTGTTGATTTTGATCTTTTCGCAACCGATCTGGACATCAAGGCGGGGTTGCTTTCGCAAGTGGACATCTTTGACGAGGCGGCCCTCGATGACCATGATCGTGGGAAAACTCTTTGGGAGTTGAACGGCGATTCGTCAGACCCGATGGAAGACTGGGACTTGTCCTGCATCTTTTCCGAAGCGACTACGGACGCAGCTTGGGAAATGACCATCGAGATCTTCTACAACTCAGGCGACTGAGATAACGGGGGACCGATAACGGATGCCCAGTGCAGTCGATATCTGCAATAGGGCGCTAAGCCGTGTCGGCGAAGCGCGGATCACTTCACTATTGGACGACAGCAAGCAGGCGCGAGCGTGCAACAGCGCCTACACGCATGTCCGAGATGAAGTGCTCCGCGCTCACCCCTGGAACAGTGCCATCACAAGAGCCTCTCTGGCGAAGCTCTCCAGCTCCCCCAGTTTCGGGTACGACGATGAGTACCAACTGCCAGCCGACTGCCTTCGGGTAGTCGAGGTGTACGATAGCGTCTATCCCTGGGTGGTTGAGGGAAGGAAGCTGCTATCGGACGAAGGTTCCCCAATCTCCATCCGGTACGTCAAGCGCGAGGAAGACCCCAACCAGTGGGACTCTCTCCTGGCGTCTGCTGTATCGGCGCGCTTGGCGCTTGAGCTGTGCGAGGAGTTGACACAGAGCAACACGAAGAAGGAAGCCGCCGCCCAATACTACGAGGTTCTCCTCTCCAGGGCGCGTATGGCAGACGGGCAGGAGCAGAGCCCGATGCCATTTGAGGAAGACGCCTGGGTTAATGCGAGGTACTAATGCCGAAAGCCTCGCATATCCAAACCAGTTTTAACGCGGGTGAACTATCCCCGACCCTTGAGGGCCGGGTGGATATGTCGAAGTACACCTCGGGCTGTGCCAAGCTGGAGAACTTCATCCCCTTGATCCAGGGTGGGGCGATGAAGCGCAGCGGCACTCGCTATGTGGCGTCTGTGAAGACTGCTTCCGCCGTCACCCGGCTGATCCCGTTTGAGTTCGGTACGACTCAGGCGTATGTCCTTGAGTTCGGCAACCAGTACATGCGCGTCTACAAGGATGGCGGGCAGGTTCTGGACGGTGACGACGATCCCGTTGAGATCGCCACCCCCTACACAACGGCTGACCTAGACGGCATCCAGTTCGCGCAGTCGGCTGATGTGCTGTATCTCGCCCACCCGAATTACAACCCTCGCAAACTCTCGCGTGGGACCGGCCATGACATCTGGACGATGACACTGATCGTGTTTGACTGGGAGCCGTTCTCCCCGCAGAACCTAGACGACACGGCAAAGGTCATAGTAAGCGCCATATCTGGCGACGGCATCACGATCACGCCTAGTTATCCGGGTAGAACGTCTTTCGCCGTCGCGTTCGGCTCCGTGGATGTCGCAAACACCGATTTCACTGTGGCGATAGCTGCTGATAACGACCGCAAGGCCGCTCACATTCTATCGCCATCGGGCGATCTTCCCCTTGGGCTTGATTCAAGAAAGCAGTACTACATCAAGTTCATTGATGCGAGCAACTTCGGACTCAGCCTGACCCCGGGCGGGGACCTTGTCACTTTCGAAGATCAGGGCAGCGGCACCCATACCGTGTACCTGGGGTCGCCCGTGTTTATACACGGCACAGAGACCGGCGACCTTACGGATGTGGGCAGCTACTTCCGAGTCTCGGAAGTCATCAGTTCCAACCACGGGGTATGGGAAGGTGGCAGCAGAAACGAAGCCTATACGGGCTCTCCCATACTGGAAACTGCTAACGCTTATTTTCAGGGAAATGTGTATAAGTTGTCTGACAAAGATGGAGACAGGTCGGGGACGAGTGCTCCTATACACGAGATGGGTTCGGAGTCGGATGGCAGGTGGGATTGGACATACCTGCACAGCGGCGCAGGGTATGCGGAGATCATCTCAATCAACATTGATACGAACGTCGCTACTGCGAACGTCGTAAAGACCTTCCCCGAAAGTGTTTCCACTGCCGGGGAAGGGGCTGCCACGCATCGCTGGTCCCACGGTGCATGGAGTGGACGCAACGGATACCCGAGGTGCGTGACCTTTTTTGAGGATCGGCTGTGGTGGGCCGGGTCCAAGGGTAACCCGCAGACCATGTGGGCCTCGCAGACGAGTCACTACGAAAACCACAAGGTAGTTGACCTCGATGAGTCGGCCCTTGTATTCACGCTGAATACGGATCAGGTCAACGTCATCGAGTGGATCAATGCGGGCAGGGTGCTGGTACTGGGCACAGCCGGTGGGGAGTTCGTGGTGAGCGCCTCCAGCGAGACTGAGGCTCTGGTGCCTGGGAATGTCCGGGTGGTGCGTCACTCCACATACGGCAGCAAGCCAGAGCTGTCCCCCTTACGCATCGACCAGTCTCTGCTGTTCGTGCAAAGGGCGGCGCGGAAGTTGCGCGAGTTGACCTTTGACGATTCGGTCAATGCGTATGTAGCCAATGACATGACCATTCTATCGGACCATATCGCGGTGAATGGCATCAAGTACACAGCCTTCCAGCAGGAGCCCCATAGGATTATCTGGGTGATCCTGAACAACGGCACCTTGCTGGGCTTTACTTACGAGCGGGCGCAACAGGTGACCGCTTGGCACCGTCACCCCATAGGCGGGACGAACGCGAAGGTGGAGAGCATCGCCTCGATCCCCAACCCGTCAGGCAACAGCGACCAGCTCTGGATGGTGGTGAGTCGCACCATCAATGGCGCAACCGCGAGATACGTCGAGTACATGGAAGCGGAGTGGCAGCGCAGCAACGACATCGCTGACGCCTTCTTCGTAGACGGTGGAACGGTCTACTCGGGTGCGTCTACAACCACGCTGCCTCCGGGCGGTGCGAGTTGGGACTTGAGCCACCTAGAGGGCGAGTCGGTCACGATTCTCGCAGATGGCGCGACACACGCGAACAAGACCGTGAGTAGCGGATCGGTGACCCTGGATGTGGCTGTGACGAAGGCATCGGTAGGGCTGGCATACTCGGCCACGCTCCAGACGATGCGTATCGAGGCCGGGGCTGCGGACGGTACAGCACAGGGCAAGACCAAGCGGATTACCAACATCGTCCTGCGTCTGGATCAGACGGGGCCGGGTTTGTTGTACGGGCCGACCGACACGGACTCAGAGATGGACGAGTTGCACCTGCGAGATTCATTGGATCCGATGGACACGGCGATCCCGGTATTTGACGGGGACACAGAGGTGTTGCCGTGGCCCGAGGGTTACGAACAACTGGGGCGTGTCTCGGTCAAGCACATTCTCCCCGGACCCTGCACAGTGACGGCAGTAATGCCCCAACTGCTGACACAAGATAGATAGGAATCCATATGACTTGGAGCCCTACAGACACGGTTTTCCCTGATACTCTGCCCGAAAACGCGAGCATTCTCCCCGCAGCCCCCGCGCCCTCGGGTTGGCTTGGCAAACTCGGCTCTATGGTAAGCGGGCAGTTCCAGGGGTTGAATCTGGCCGATGCGTCACTGGGCCTTGGGATTGGCTCTACAATCGCAGGAGCGATTACGGAGGGCAGCGGGGCGTTGGCGCAGGCCAACGCTGAGAAGGCGGCTGCCGACTACAATGCGAGAATGGCCCAGAAGGAGGGCGACGCGGAGTACAGGCGTCGAAGCCGCATTGCCCGCCAGGAGTTGTCGAGCCAGTGGGTCCAGATGGCCGGGAAGAGTGGAGTCATGGACGAGTCCGGCATTTACAGGATGGCCCGCAACGCGGAAGAAATGGAGCGTGACGCTCTCAACGCCGCTATCGCAGGCCGGAACACGGCCCGCCTAGAACGCGCCCGTGGCCGCGCAGCGATTGAGATTGGCGAGCAGAGACGAACCGCTGCCATCATCGGTGGAGTCGCAAACGTGGCAGCCCAGGGGCTCTCTTACTCTATTAGTTAGGTCAACCCATGCCCAAGATCCCGCAGTACACACATCAACCGGCCCAATTAGGCCGACGCGCAGGACCGGGAGACTTCGTTGGCGGCGAAGGCTTGGCTGCGATTGGTCAGGCTGTGGGGCAAGTGGGCGACCTGTCCTTCCAGATTTTCGAGCAAGAGATGGAGTCCAATGTAGCGCGTTCCATTGTTGAGTCTACCAAGGCTTTGGATGATCTCTATCTGGAAGTTCAGAATATGGATCATAACGAGCGCGAGGTCGCCTTTGCAAACGGCTCGCAGAAAATCATAGACGAGAAGCGGAAGGGGCTTCGGTATCCAAAATATCAAGAGATGTTTGACCTAGAGGCGGCAAGCGTATCTGAGCGTAGGCGCATGAATATCGGCCAGAGTGTCCGCAGGGACCGGCTCGCGGTTACGAGTGGGAACAATCGCCTATACATCGACTCACAACTTCAAGAATATAGGCTCAGTCAGGGCGGCAGTAAAGCAGACAATGACGAGCGAAACCTCATAAGGGAGAACATCGCTGCAACAATCGAGAGGTCCGGGGCTGGCGGGGTGTGGTCAGCGTATCAAACGGCTACAGAGAGAGGTCGCGTTGACAGTACGCTGGCCCGCTACGACATGACCAGACTCGCACAGGACACAACCAGTGCTCTAATAGACGAGTATGGGGATGATCGAGCGTCTGCATTTGAGGCTGCTGCCGGGTTGGGCGGGGAATTGGAGGATAAGGTTATCCAAAGGCTTGATGACGCCTACGGACAGATGGACACGAACCAAGATGAAGCGGACGATGCCTTGGTGTCTGGGCTTCACCCTGCTGTAATGGAGTGGCCCCTAGATGACGAAGCGCGTTTGACAACTTGGCTATTGTAGAAGAACCTGCCCCACGGCGTCACCAATGAAGCTCTCGGATGGTACCGGGCCAGGGAGGCTAGCGGCGCGGGCAGGGGCGGGCGCGGGGGTAAAAATTGGGCCGTGATTGTTGATGTAGAGAGTCGTGTAACCAGTGGCGAGTTCCCTACTACTGCATCGTTTACGAAGGCAATGGGTGACGAGGGCCTACTGGCAGAGCTTGGAGAGGAGTACAGAAAACTCCACGACAGGGTTGGGGATCCCAACGAGAACATCAGGAAGAACAAGCGGGTATCTGACGGACTCAAGCGGTTTAGAAGAATGATTGCCCAAGAAACCATATACGACCCCATAAAACCTGAGGCGTTACAGCAGGCTGCTGCGTTTGATTCTTGGTTTTGGACAAAACTTGAGTCGCTAGCCAAGGATGAAGGGGCAACCTCTCCCGAGGACAAACTTGCCCTTGCTCTAAGGATGGTTGACGCACACAAAGATAATAAGTTTTACGTTGGCGCGCTGCGAGCTGGCAATCCGTATAACGACACCAACGTGGGATCTTTCGTACATGATTGGAGCGACCCCGAAAATACGGCAGCCTTCGATCCCTCCAAAGTTTATTGGGATCCGTACGAAGGTTCTGCTGGAGAGTTGCAGTATGGGCCAGAAGTGCCGCCCGCTGACGAGGATGTTCTAACTAGGCTACCCGGCGAAACGCCCGAAGAGTTAACGCGCAGGCGAAATAGGCTAGAGAACGATGGCTAAGCCCAATCCTAACGCGCCCGGATTTTTAGAACTCCAGAGTTGGGCTGACGCTGGATTTACCCGCGATGAAGTGGAAGCGGCCCGCCAGAGAGAGTCTGACAGATATAGAGCCGCAGGTTTCTCGCAAGCGGAGATAGATGAGCATTGGGGTGCACCCATAGAGGATGATACGGATATTATTCGCCTTACGGAACGAGAAGCCTCTGTAGGTCTTGCTCGCGGCTCTGAACCCGATCCCAACCCACTGACACCGGCTCAAGACTTTCGTCTTCGCCAGGGATTCGCCGCAGCGGAGTTTGCGGGTGACCTGTCTAGTGCATTTGGTAAGGGCGTAGAGCATTCGGTGGTGGATATGGTATTCACCGGGATGCCGGAAGATGACGAGAAACTTTCCGCAGATGCAACTTTCGCGGAGGAGATTGCTTTCGGCCTAGGGGAAGTTGTTCCAGATATACCGATGTACGCCGCTGGCGCTTTCTTTGGCGGGGCTGCGACTGGTGGCAACCCGTGGGCAGCCAGTGCGGGTGCGTTTGCTTTTCATGGTGCTGCGCGGCAAGCGGTTGTTGATTCATACACTCGCGAGACTGGAGCCTTGGAGAGTTGGGACGAGTTTGCTTACCGGGCCAGCCGAATAAGGAACGAGTTTATAAAAGGTGGAGTCCTTGGCCTGTCCGTTCGTGGCGCCGGCAAACTTGTTCAAGGCCCAGTCACCAAGCTCTCAGAGACTGCGCTGGGCAAGGTAGTCACAGCAGAAACGGCAGAAACAAGTGTAGCTATTGCCGCAAAGGTCGCTGCCCCCGTAGCAGAGGCTGGCGCTTTGACGGTGACGGGCGCAGCCCTGGAGGGGAGACTGCCCACGGCTGACGATTTCACGCACGCTGCGGTACTCATCTCTGCCTTGCATCTCGGCAACAAGGCTATGGGCAGAACTATTTTAGAAGGCAAGAAGCAAACCCTTTCCGCCCTCCAAAGGCGTATGGCCCAAAAGGAGAGCAAGATCATAGGGGAGATGCTGAAGCGCGTGTATGCGCGCACTGGCGTACCCCCGCAGCAGATTCTCAAGGACGCCGAGATAGACGCATCCCTAAGAGAAGATTTTGCCTCTGGTCGCCCAATACCGCGAAGGTATGAGGGACAGGTGGACGGTCCAGATCCCCGCTTGGTTAATGCTGCCGAGGCTGTGGCCCGTACCCGTGATGCAAGCGCCAAGAACTTGATGCGCGAGTTGGAGACAGGTGAGATCGAGGCTCAGTTGTTGCTGGATGAGTTGGCGGCTCTTGGGATTGTGGGTGCGCGTGAGGGTACGGGTGTCCAGCGGGCTGTCTTGGTGGACAACATAGAGCAGGCCCGTGACATGAGCTTTGCCGAGGAGACTCTCCGCACGCCGGAGCAACGTGCCGAGGCAGAGGCTAGCCGCAAGGAGGAGAAGCCCGAGGCCAAGGAGAAGCCCGAGGCTGAACCCGAAGCCATGCCCGAGGCCGAGGCTCCTATGCCGCTGTCCGAGGTGCGTGTTCAGCAACGCATTGAACAGCTTAGGAAGAGTGGCGTAGAGATTGATGAAGTGGGCGAGAGGGATATACGGGTCGGTTTACTGTCAGAGGATTTCGCGGGCGGCTTCCGTGTCCCGCCGAGGTTGAAGAAGCCGCTAAGGGATATATTCAAGGACTTTAGCGAAAACAACTTGAGGGGCGAGCGGTCCCTTGATGCGATTGAGCAGTACCTACCTGACGGTTTGAGCCGGGACACCGTTGCCAATGCGGCACGCCACCACCTTAGTCAGAATGGCTTGCTCCCGTCATTGCCAGTAATAGCCACCCCCCGCGCCGCGCCCCTGGAGAAGCCGCCAGAGCAGATGTCCCCGGATGAGTTTGAGGCCAGACAGCAGGCCGAACGAGAGGCTGGCGGCCATGGAGAGCGCGGCCTTCGGGGGGGACCGAAGGCTGTCATGGCGCAGACTCCCAGAGGTCCGTTGATTGATGCGATCAACGACGGGAGGCCCGTCAATGCTGATTTGTTTGATCAGTACAATGCAAGTGCTGACAGACCGTTGCAATTACCCGAAGGATGGACCCGCCAAGGCGACCTGTATGTGCCCCCCACCCCCCGCGCCGAAGAGGGTGCCCAAGATTCTTCGGGTCGGACTGCTGCTCAGACGTTTAGAGAGTTCTTGAACGATCCGTTCTATGACAAGTCCATCCGGTATCGCCACTCGGGAGATAAGTCTCTGGGGCGGCTTGAGCCAGAAAAATACAGGGAATGGTTGGGTCAGAGAATAGCGAGGAGTACCGCAGGGCTGAGCGATACCGCGCGGCGCGACCTGTCGGACCTGCTGGGGGGACTGGACAGCCGCCCTCTTGATAAAGTTCTTTCGCTCAAGTCTGAGATGCCGGATGTGTTCCACAAGATCGCGAGCATGGTCCCGACTGGGCTCATGCCGCCGAAGTTCAACAGCAGGATAGACAGTTTCCTATCGCGTTTGTTCGCTGGGAATAAAGTTCGTGTGTTGGAGGAGTGGAACGCTGGACATCACGGCCAATGGGATCCGGTGGGGAAAACCCTAAGCATTTCCGATATGCGCGGGGAACACGCTGGCTATGTAATCGCGCACGAGTTCGGGCACATGGTCTACGAGAAACTACCGAGGGGTGTAAAGTCCGAGCTACTTAAAGACCTCGACCCTGCAATCGCGGAATGGCTGGATATAAAGGGATCGAAGTCGGACTACAATGTGGAGGGTCGCCCCGCTGACGAACTATTCGCTACCGAGTTCGGAAAGTTCGTCGCAAGGGAACTCGGTTTGCCGATTCCTGAACGCGCTGGCGTTTCGGATATTCCGAATCCCAAGCATAGCGACGTAGCTCGCCGCATACTTGGCGTAGAAGCCACCCCCACCCCCCGCGCCGAAGCCCCCACTCTCACCCCGGAAGTAGCACAGGCGCGTGAGGCTGTTGAGACTGTAAAGAACATGAACGTGGCAGAGTTGCGCGAGGCGGGACTCATGCCCGAAAAGGGTGGGCGCAAGCGTGATCTGGTTGAAGCGGCAGAGAAGAGGGTAGAGGAAGCGGAGGCATTCTCGGAGGCAAAACCCGTCGAAGCAGAACCCGTCGAAGCAGAACGCCGCCCAGTAGAACGCCAGCCCCTCGATGAGCAGGCACTTACAGAACAGATCGAAGATATGCGCTCGTTGCTTATGGGTAAGCGTGCAGAAGAGGCAGGTGTGCGCCTTGGAATGGAACAACGGTACTCTTCCCTGTTTGAGAGATTGGATCAAGAGCGTGCCGAGCCCGGTTCTAGTGGACTCAGTGCGGAGGGAGACGCGGCCCTTGGTGAAGTCTTGAGCCATGTGGAATTGGGTGGAGGGAAGCGGGGCAGTGATGTCAGCCGATTTGGGGCGTGGTCTGATTTTTACAGGGACTGGAAAGATCAGCATTGGCACGCGAAGAAGATGGAGGACTTGATAGAGGGCGGTAAGAGTGAACTGCCAATCAAGGACAGCATGTATAAGCTGCTTAGGCTTGCTTTGGGTGCAGAAGGCAAGGCAAATTCCGCACTAGAATATGGCGCGTGGGATTTCAAGACCAACGAAAGGACAACCCGTGGGTTGCCTGAGATATTGAAGCCATGGTCTAAGGGCGGTTTGGATAAGTTGGTGGGCTACGTGGTAGCGGCCAGAAGGGTTGAGATTTACGACCGTGGCGTGGAAAGGTATGGAAGAGAAGAGTACGAGAAAATCAGTGCGGAGAGTGGAGACATATCCATTGATGCAGCCAGGGGGCTAGTCGGGGAACTGGGACCAGAGATGGGATCTGTGTCTAGAGAACTGTACGACTTCCAAGGCGAAGTCCTGCGCTACTACAAAGACTCTGGAAGAATAACGGAAGAGGCGTACCAACTCATTCGCGAGATGAACAAGCAGTACGTTCCGTTCAGCCGTGTCATCACTGAGGTTAAAGCCGGGGAAAGCAAAAGCTCAAACCCCCTATTCCGCATTGATGAAAGGGGTAGCGAGCTACAAGTCCACCACCCGATTGAATCAATCGTGAAAAATACACACATGCTAATCCGGGCAGCAGAGCAAGCCCAAGTAGCCGATGCGTTTATACGTCAGGTCGAGAAGGCCGGGTATGTGGAAGGCAACGAATTGGGCCTGGAAGTGTTGGCAACCCGAGTCAAGGCTCCCGTCAAGAAGACAGTGCTTGATAAGAGTGAACTCAAGAAGATCACCAAGAAGATGCAGGAGGGTGAGATTCTCACTCCCGAGCAGATTGAGTTCCTTGAGGCGCAGACGATAGAGATTTTCAGACCTGAGTTATTGCTGCCAAAGGGCAACCAGATAGTGCGTTTCAACAAGGGGGAGCGCGAAGTCTGGGAGGTTCCGAGGGAGGTCGCGGAAGCCCTGGAGTCTGCCGGTAAGAATGATGTTCAACTACTGGGCAAAATACTTTCACTCCCGGCCAAGTCACTTAGGGCTGGGGCCATTCTTACGCCCGAGTTTATGATGAGGAACCCTATTCGCGATACAACCATATCGTGGCTCCAATCAAAGAACGGGTTCAAGTTTTTTACAGACAGTGTTTGGGGTGCGTTTGCTGTTGCGAACAAAACGGTACTGTATCAGGACTATATGCGTAGCGGCGCGGCCATGTCTGAGTTGGTGGCCTTTGATAAGCTGGATTTTTTCAGTGACCAAAAACCCCAAGACGGGAACACTTGGGAGACTGGATACTGGAAGAACACCCGCAACACCGTGCGACATCCACTCAAAGCCTTGCAGTTACTCAGCCAGTTTTCGGAGCAGATGACGAGGATCGGGGAGTTTGGTCGAGCGGTGCGCGGAGATAGGTCGCTTGTGAAGGGTTCGTATAATCTATACAAGGAAACGTACCAAGACATCCGGGCCAAAGCCAAGGGTGAGAAAATGCAAGAACGCCCAATTTCCAGGGACATAATGATGGAGGGCGGGCTTGCGGCAAGAGATGTGTCAGTCGATTTCGGTCGCATGGGTGTGAGGGGTAAGGCATTTAACAGAATCACGGCATTCTTCAATGCGAACCTAGAGGGCACCGACAGGATGGCCCGAGTAATAGCCGAGAATCCGGGCCGGGTTCTTCTGAAGGGTGCGATTGGCCTGACCATACCCACCCTGATGCTGCGGTGGGCGAACGAGGGGGAGTACGGTTACGACAAGATACCAGGATACCAAAAGAATCTGTTCTGGGTTTTCCCAATTCCTATGGTTGATCCCGATACGGGCGAACCGATGCTGGCGAGGGACCACGACCCGTATGAGCCACGGGACAGTACGAGGGTTATGAACCACTGGATCAGAGTCCCAAAGCCTTGGGCCTACGGAATGTTTTTTGCGACGATGCCAGAAAAGGCATTTGACTTCATTATAAGCAAAGACCCGTATGCCTTTGATGACTTCGGGGAGGATCTTTTGTCCGTGGTCGGCACATCTTTTGTGCCCCAGGCTTTGATCGCGGTCGGTGAGCCTTATGCCAACAAGTCTCTTTTTACGGGCAGTAACATCATTCCGCAGGGCCAGGAGGGAATGCTTCCACTCATGCAGCACACGCCAGCAACCACCTCTGTGTCTCGCAAGGTTGGTGAACTGCTCTCCTCTCTTGGCCCATTGGATAGGAGTGTTCTCGCATCCCCTCCCGTTCTTGAGAACGCAGTGAGAAACCTTACTGGCGGGCTCGGGGCGCATGTACTGAATGGGGTATCTAAGGTTCTGGAGGAAGCCGGGGTTCTCCCCGTCCCCCCCGAAAGACGCCTGACCAAGCCTTGGGACGTTGTGGGTTTGAAGGCTTTCTCGGTGAACACGGCAGGGTGGACTGAGCAGATGTCTAGGGTGTATGATACGGCGAAGGACATAGAGCAGGTACACAAATCATACAAACGCGCCTTGAAAACCGGAGATCGGGCTCTCGCTGAACGCATTAAGCAGCGGTATCAGGGCTCTGCGTTCTTTGATGACGCTTTTGCCTCTACATATATATTGCCCACACTGAGCAAACTCACATCTGTATATCACCGGATTGCTTTGGCTGAGAATCATTTCTCGACCAGGGAGCAGACACAGCGACAGGATCAAATCAGAAACCAGCAGCACGGGCTTGCCGTTCAATGGGAGAGGGATCACATGAAGAGGGTACGCCAGTGGGAGAAGCGCCGAGAGCAGAAGGCGCTTGAAACGGCTTCCCCCAATCACCCGGACCCTGCATATAGACCCTCCGTAGGCATTCCGGTGCCGGACGGTCAGTCGGAGAACATCCAGCAATGACAGTATCGACTACAGCGACACGGGTGACATACACGGGGGACGGTTCTACGACCGCCTTCTCTGCCCCGTTCAAGTTCCTGGCCTCCAGCGACTTGGTGGTGATCCTCCGGGTCACGGCCACATCAGCCGATGCGCCCCAGGCCCTCACCACGCACTACGCGGTGAGTGGTGCAGGCAGCTCTGGTGGTGGCACGGTGACCATGCACACCCCGCCCACTTCTGCCCAGACTCTGATTATCTACAACGACCCTGCTCTGACCCAGGGCGTTGACTATGTATCCGGCGATGCGTTCCCTGCCGAGACACATGAGCGGGCTCTGGACAGGTTGACCATCCAGCAGCAGCGCACGCGAGACATGGCAGACCGCACGCCGAGACTGGTCGAGGGAGACACGGACGGTGGCGGTGCTGGCACATATGATGCGAATCTCAACCGGCTCTACAGGCTAGGCACTCCGACCGGGACCAGTGACGCTACGACGAAGGCGTATGTGGACGGTGCCATCACGGACGCTCTGGGTACGAGTTTCGTTACGGGTGCTGCATCGGTGACCGCCACGGGTTCGACCACACCGAGGACAATCGCGGACAGGTGGGGTCAGGTCTTCAACGTGCGAGACTTCGGGGCCTTGGGCACGGGGGACGTTCCCGACACCACCGCTCTACAAGCGACACTGGATGCTGCCAACACGGCAGGCGGCGGCACCGTGTATCTCCCGGCAGGCGACTATCTCATCAACGCAGCCCTGACCATCGGCGATAACACTTGCCTCACGGGCGAGCCAACGGCATGGATCAAATCCTCTACGCAAGACATCGCATACCTGACAAACAAGGATACAGTCAACGGCAACACGAACATTCGCATAGACGGACTTAACCTGGACTTGGCAGCGGTGGCTGACCACAGCCTCGCAGACACGGGTGCGGTGCAGTTTGGTAATGTGTCATCCTTAACTGTCACGGGTTGCCGCATTCTCAACTCCCCGAGGCACGCGATTTTTCTGCGGTCTACTGTGGAGATGTATGAAATCTCCAACAACTACATATATGGGTCTGGGATGAGGCCGCAGTACGGACCTGCCGAGGGGGTGGCAAATAGGGGGTCCGCAATATACGCGGAGGGCAGCAGGAGGGGCGTCATCCAGGGGAACCGGATCAACAACATCTGGCAGATGGCGGTCTTCCTGTACGGACAAGCCGATTCTCAGTCATACGGTGTTTCTATTCTCGGTAACTACATCGAAAACTGCCGGGACAATAGCATCCGACTCCAGCCAAGGACTCAGGGGTCAGTGGATTGGGACCCGAGCTGGGTCAGGTCGTGCGTGGTTTCTGGGAATGTAATCGTAGACTGCGCTGGTGATGGTGTACGGATGAACGGCAGCCAGCACTCGGTCACGGGTAACACTGTTACCGCCAAGAGTGTAGCCGGTGGTTCTGGTATTAACTCTGCCGGTTCGGAGGACTGCGCAATCTCTGGCAATGTTTGCGTGTCGGAGCCTAACGAGAGGGCCGGGACAGACGGCAGTATCAACAATGCGGACAATACATTTACGGCTGGCACTGGAAATTTCACAGAAGAAGATATATCCAAGCCCATCACGGTAAACGGAGCCGCTGGCGGGGGGGGCAACTTAGAAACGACCATCGCTTCAGTGAATGGCTCAACATCCGTAGAGTTGGCTGACGCGGCGGGCACGACGGTAGCTTCGGGTGGGACTTGGTTTTTCCCTGCGAAACTCACCTACGGGATACGCATAAGACCGGACGACCCCAACGCGCAAAACCAGTGGTGCAGGAGGGTGTCGATTTCAGGAAATTCCATTCGCGGAACGCAAGGTGCGATTTGGCTGGGCGGGGTTGGCGGGAACGAGGTAATCGAAGATATAAACATAAGCGGCAATTTCATCGACCCCACCAACGAGGCATTCACCGGCCCTGGCATAAACGTGAAGGGTTCAGTCGCGAACCGGATCTCCATCACTCACAACAACGTAAGGACATTGACCGAAGAGGGCATCAAGGTCACTGGGGCTGGTGCTGGCGCTTCCATGTCGAACATACAGGTGGTAGGCAACACCTGTTGGGACAATCAAGTGACCGGCATCCTGCTCAATACTGTCAACGGGTTCGATGTTTCGCACAACCGTTGCTTTGATACTCGCGGCGGGTCAGCCTTGCAGGATTACGGGCTCCAGCTAGAAGCGAGTTGTAGCAACGGGACGGTTTTGGGAAATGATTTTCGTGGGAATGACAACTCCGGCATCTCAAGCACCGGCACAACCACGACGCAGTTCATAGGGAATCTTCCCGAAGGCGAGAGGGTCGCCACATTGGCGGCTGACGCCACACCCAGCGTGGCGGGGGGCGAGTTGTTCCTCACCTCCGGCACGACTGCCATAACCGACTTTGATGATGGGGTTGTGGGACAAACTATTACAGTCAAAGCCAAAGCGAACATCACTATCACCGATGGTGGAGATTTGGAGTTGGCGGGCAATTTCGCCATGACTTCCGGGGACACGATCCGGCTCGCGATGCTGGAAACAGGTGTATGGTCAGAGATTGGCAGGAGTGATAACGGATGATTTCTAGTGCTGACAATCGAGTAACGTACACAGGCGACGGGACCACCACGACGTTCGCTGTGCCGTTCAAGTTCCTGGCCGATGGCGATCTTGTAGTGGTGAGGCGCACTACCACTAGGTCACTCGCGCATTTGGCATACGAGGCGGCGCCACCCTGGGCTCCCTCCACGGCGTATGTGGTGGATGATGTTGTCCACGGCGTTGTCGCTGGCTACACCGATTACATCTATCGCTGCACAGCGCCCGGCACCTCGCCCGCGTCTTCGGCCCCGGACTGGGAGTTGTCGCCAACTGGGACTGGGCTTGCACAAGTAGGATCGGAGGCGGTGTTCCCGGCCCTCCCCCTGCTGTGGACATTTGTCACCATCGACGGGCGCGTCCTCAACCAATACCTATCCACGCACTACACGGTGAGTGGTGCTGGTGACGAGGGTGGCGGCTCGATCACCTTCCTGACCGATGACTACACCGCTCCCGAGATCAACGAGCAGGTGGTGATTTACAACAACCCCTCCATGACACAGTTGGTGGACTACGTTTCAGGTGACGCCTTCCCTGCCGAGACTCACGAGCTGGCCCTTGACCGGGTGACGATTCAGCAGAAGAGAACGCGGGAAATGGTAGAGCGATCCCTCTCCCTTCCCGATACGGACATAGACGGTGCGGGGGCCTACGACGCCCACCAAAACAAGATCCAGAGCCTAGCCACTCCCACGCTCGTGGGTGATGCTGCCAACAAGACCTATGTTGATACTGCGGTGACCAATGCAGCATTCTCTGCACCCACCGGGATCGTCGCCACTGGCTCCAGCGAGACGCGAGACTTGGCCGACCGATGGGCACAGCAGTACAACGTCAAAGACTACGGCGCAGTAGATACGGGGTTGGTGGATGCAACCACCGCCATCCAAGAGGCGCTGGATGCGTGCAACACCGCGGGGGGCGGCACGGTCTACTTCCCGAAAGGGAGGTATCTCGTATCGGAAGGGGATACCGCCAACACAGCCCTGCTGGTCTACGACGACACTCGGATAGTTTGCGACCATGATGCCTGGATCATCACCGCAACCCCAGACATCACGATCTTCAAGAACGCAGACTCCGGCTCCTTCGCTGAACCGGGTGGGTGGACAGGCGGCAACTCCAACATCGAGATGGATCATGTGAACGTGGACAGCAGCGGCGTCACCAGCGGCTGGGAGGGGGGGGGCGCACCGAAGCACGGTGTCTTCTTCTTCACGAATGTATCTGGCTTGTCTATCCATCACTGCAAAATTATAAAAGCATCCAAAGACGCGATTTACATGAGGCACAATGACAACTTCGACATCTCGCA